ACACCTGGCTTAATGAATGATGTAGTTTCAACTGGTTTATTTCCAGTTAGTATGTTGTTCCATCCATCTGTACCGTGATAATAACTTAATCCAGCAAGTGTAGTATCGTATACTATTGTGCCTTGTAGGCCTATTCCGCCACTTACTTTAGCAAGTAGTGAATTTTTGACTGTAGTTGTTATGCCTAGTGATTGAATTGCTGGAACAGTAAATAGTCCGTTTGATTCTAAACGAGCAAACGATGTATCGTATGTGCCATTGTCATCTAGTACACTAAATTCTAATCTACCTGGTCTTGCTTCTGTGCCAACGGTATTTTCAGATACTGACATACTTATTACTGCGTGTGTTTCGAAAGCAGATCCAGTGTAACCAGTAGCCATAAACACTGATAATGCATCGCCGGGTTGTACAGCAGTAGGAGCAACAAATGTTCCTCTTGAAGTCTGAGTACGATACTGTGGAGCAGTATCAGGTGATGCGCCTATGGTTTGCCCTTGCGCCAATAGTTTTTGACCTTTAAATTGTAATTCGCCATCAAACGCAATAATTAAGTCAGAATTAGAATTAATCTCACTAGTAGTAAGATTACCATATATCCTATTAGTAGCTTCGTCAATAATAACACTTGAATCGCCACCAAATACACTACCTTTGATACTACCGTATACATCGCCAGTTACATTACCAGTAAGCGATCCTGCCAAGTTACCAGTAAATCCAGTAAGCGATCTAATGTTATTAGCAATAATGTCTTGTCTTGGAGTGCCAGCATCTAAACCAATTGAAACACCGTTTAGTGCACCGGCTTCTGCTGTAATTGAATATAAATTTGCAGTTTTAGTATTAGCGTCGATTAACGCAGTACTATCATCAGATAATAAATTTCCTGACATATTTCCGTTGAATGTAGCTGCTGTAATTGTACCAGTTACATTCAATGTAGTTACGTTAGCAATTCCAACAGTTAGTGTATCTGTTGTGCTATTCCATAACACAGTACTGTCATTACCTGAAATTCTATCAGCATACATTTCTGTTGCAGTTATTTCTGTTGACTCTATACTGTTTATTAAACCTTTTCGCCACTTACGTGCATCTGTGCCTAAGTCATATTGTCCATCAAGCGCAGGACGTAATGAAGAGTTAATCACGCCATTAACATTAATGATGTCGCTATCTTCGTTACCTAATCCAATACTGCCATCGGATGTAATATTACCAGTAGCATGTAAGCTGCCTGTAATACTAATACTACCTGTACCTGTAATGTTGTTGCCATTAAGATCTAACCCACCGCCTAATTGCGGAGTAGTATCACTTATTACACTAGTAAATGCATCTGCATCTGTGGGCCCAATTAGAACTCCACCAGCAACTGCACCGTCGCCTACATATATCTTTTTGGTATCCGTTGCGTAGACTAATTCACCCTGTAAAGGGGTAACAAGTAGTCGTTCGGCGTCGGTTCCGCGTCTTAGTCTCAAAGCCATTAAATTAACTCCTGGTATTAACTGTTACAAGTATTTATGTCATTTGTATAAAGTCTAGTTTCTTTTTTTGAGAAAACGCTTAGTTCTCTTAGTTATATCTTCTTTAAGACGCATAGTGTCCAATCTAAAGTCTACATTAGCAATTGCTTCATCGTATTGTTGAAATAAATCTTCTAATGTATCTTCTAGATTAGCCCCAGGGTCTTTTTGTTTAGACTTTGCTACGTCGATATCCCAAATCTTTCCGTCTTTAAAATGTACTCTAACTGAGTGTAAATATTCTAACGGAACGACTTGGACATCGAGATCTTTAAATACTTCAGGCCAGTGATCAATAACTTCAGCTGGTAAGGTAGAGTCGCTAGACTTTTTTCTAGGCACCAGCCGTAGTCTTCGCGGTTTTCTTCTTAGTAGGTACAAGCTCTTCTGCTTGTCTACGTAACGCCGCAGCTTCTTTACTTAATCTGTCTGCATCACTACGATACTTTGCAGCAAGTATGTCGTCTGTAATAACAACTTCGTCAGTGTTAATTACTTCGTCCATTGCGCCCATTTCACGCACAGGTGTGTCAAGATATGCATTTTCTGCTGGCGCACCTTTCATTTCTTTCTTAGGTCCACCTTCGCCGGCTAACGCTAAATCTGCAACTGTAACACCTTTTTGCTCTGCAATAATTTTATTTAATTCTGCTAAGTTTACGTGTGACTTAATGTCTGGAGTCATTTCAACTTCGACAGTTGCAACTTTTAATAGTTTTCCAGTTTTATGAAAACCTGCAAGCATGTTGCGACCGTCTGGCAATTGTGTACGTGCCATACCTTCAGCAAGTTCGTATGCTTGTTGACCAGCATCTGACTCTACTAACTTCATTAGTGAATCGTGTTCTTCGGCCATTAAATTTTCTGTAGTAACAATGAGGCAGTTTTCTGGCTCACCAGGTACTACTCTGTATGCTACAATTACTTTCCGTCTATTGCGGATTAGACGTCCTACGTGTTTAGTTACTGGCATTTGGTTCTCCTTGTTCTGGTTGTTGTGCTTGAATCGCTGCTAGGAATGCCTCCAGCTTTGTGTAGGTAGCACCTACTACTTGCATTTCATTAGGCTTGAATGTGCCTCGTTGACTTGCAACATCGATAATTTGTTTTAGTGATGCTAAATCTTGAACGGTAAGTTCAGGACCAGCTTCTTGTACGGCATCAGCTTCAGGTGCTGTTACTGGTGCTGCTTCATTAGTTTCTTTGCTCATTAGTTTTCTCCTGGATTTTAATTAAATGCGCTGTTAATGTATTTAAGTGTATTTCAAATGCGGACATGCTAAAGTGAAATAACTTATTTCTTTTGCCTCTTCAAAGCCTACTTTCATCGATATGTTAATTTGATTATCTGCATCGTCGATATTTAATGCTTTGCCAACATAGTATCTACCTTTTAAATTATCATGTATCCATTTAGTTAGCGAGTCTTCTAAATTATACTTCAACGGTATGATAATATATTCGAAGTGTTTTGGAGGCACCTCGAATCTACGCAGATCAAATAAGTTTAGTGGGTTTAAATTTTTATGTTTTATCATGCTACCTGATCGTAATGTGCTGTTTGGCCAAACGGAGCCGATAAGTTTTTATCATGATGACTGTGAATAATAAACACAGTTTCACAATAATCTGGATCTCCCCAGCTATCCCATGCATATCCGTCTGTAAACATAATAAACTTTTTAGGTTGAATATCATGTTCTTTCATATATGTCCAGTTAGCTACAAAGTCAGTGCCGCCCCCGCCCATAATTTCGTAGTCTAACAAGTTTTCGCCGTGGGCACTAAAGTCTTGTTCATTATATACCTTTGTATCAAAACACCATAATTTAATGTTGTAATCTTGATACTCATCCATAATGCCTTGTATTTCGCCTAAAAAGTCAGCAGCTTGAGCATTGCCAATTGACCCGCTCATATCTAATGAAATACATAAATCAATTGTTTCTTGAAAGTTCATTCCAGGCAATACTGCACCAGTCATTTGACCTTTGCGGCTTGGACGCATAAATGTATAATCAGACTTAATTGTACTTTGTATTTGTTGACGTAAAATTTCACGCCAGTCCATTTTAGGTTCTGTAAGTTCTTTAATCATACGTGCAACTTCACCTGGAACATTACCTGCCCCTGCACTTTGTGCGGCATTAATAGTTGCTTCTTTGATCTCATCTTTAATTTGTTTAACTTCTTCGTCGCTGTATTTAGGCTTACTAGTACTTACACCGTGGCCATTACTGTCTTTTGTTTCGCCACCGTCGCCACCGTCACTATCTTGACCATCCATGTCAAGATGTTCATCTAACATTTCTCCAAGTTGCTTTAAGTATTCTTCACCGTTCTTTTTAGCTTGTTCGTATATGTCGTCATACACTTCTTCTGAAGACCAACCATCATATTTGAAGTCTTGATAACATTGTACAATACTTGGAATAGTTCCAATACGATCTCTTACTAAAAGATTGTTTACAATGTAATCTGCACTAATGTTATAAATCATAGGATTACGGTCTTCTCTACGACCTAAGTGATCAAATACCATATGCAAAATTTCGTGTGCAACAACAAACTCAATTTCTTTATTATTCATTGCATTAAAGAATTGTGTGTTGTAGTACAAGTTACGACCATCTACAGCCGCAGTTCCAAGCCAATCGTCGGCAGCTAAAATGTGCAAACGTGTAGCCATGTTACCAAAGAATGGATGCCGTAAAAGTAAGCCTACTCGTGCAATAATAATACGGTCATACACTTCTACACGCATTGCTTCCAATGCTTCGGGTGTAATATCCGGATCTGGTGTAAAGTTTTTTAGTTTACTTTGTGTATCTTTAGTAGCCATTATCTTTGCCCTTTATTAACTTATACATATATTATAGCATCATTAGATGATATGTCAACCATTTTGTTTAACTCAAACGGATGGACGGGGTCAAAAGAACCCGTCCGTATTGTCCTTTTATGAACTTTGTGCAGCTTTAATATACTTGCCATAACGCTCGTGGAATTCATCAAAGCATTCAACTTCGTCTGGATCAATTGGTAGTTGGTATTGTGCAAGTGCAAGTTTAATGCCCATTACTACCATTTCAGTACCAAAGTTATCCATTGCAAAGCGTAGGAAGTTATTAACCTTATTGTCAAACTTCGTATCACCTGCATCACATGCTTCTTTAAGTTCGTAGCACAAAGAGATAGTCAACGAGTACATTGCACTAATTTCTGTAGTTTTTAGCTCTTTGACAGTGCCTTTAAGGATGTCTGTTGGATTAGGTAATTTAGAAGCAATCTTGCGATGCGCCATAAACTTAACAGCTAATCCTTCACCAACTGCACCTGCTACTAAGTCAGTTGTGGTGTTTTCGTCCAATTCATCTTCTAACAATTCGCTAACAAATGACCATGAACGAGGTGTTGCAAACGAACGTGATGAACTACGTGGGTCGAAGTCATACAAGTCTTGTTTTGCAAACTGCAAGTAACCAACAACATCTTGGTGTACTTTGTTTTCAACACTCCACTGAAACCAATCATCAAAGTTAACAGCAAGTTCTAAGTGGATAAAGCGGTTAGCTAACGGAGCAGGCATTCTATATGTAACACCTTTGTCAGCTTCTCTGTTACCAGCTGCAACAATCATTACATTGTCTGGTAGCTTGTAAGTGCCTACTCGACGGTTAAGAATCAACTGGTATGCTGCCGCTTGTACGCTTGGCGCTGCCGAGTTCATTTCGTCTAGGAATAGTACAATGTGATCAAATTGAGCAGCAAACTCTTCGCTTGGTAATTCGCTAGGCGCACCCCAAACCATTGTACCTGAGTTGCTATCAAAGTATGGAATACCTTTAATATCTGTAGGTTCCCAAAGCGACAAACGAATGTCAATTAAATGTGAATTTGAAAATGTATCGGTAATTTGACGGATAATGTCAGACTTACCAATGCCCGGAGCTCCCCAAAGGAAAATAGGACGCTTCTTCTTAAGAGCATGTTTAATGCTTGCTTTTGCGCCATTTGGTGTAACTGTGCGAGTTGCATGTTCCATATTGTAGTACCCTCTTATTGCGTTGCTTTATTTAAACTATACATATATAATAACACATCTACAGTATTTGTCAACCATTTTCTACACTTTTTTTGATCTATTCATTGCTTTTGTTAAGCCATACTTGCGTAGATCACCTGAAAAAAGAGTTAGTTCTACTGCTTTTCGTTCGTTCGTTACTATTATACTTCGATTAGTAAGATAGTATGGACAATCAATAAATTGGTCTAAGTAAATAATTACCTGCGTAGTTAAGGGAGTATCTCTTGGATAGGGAATGTCGTATGTTTCGATATCAATTTCGGTTAAGATATCAATTCCTTGTTCGGTTAATCGCAGTCCACCGGACGATTTGTTTCTACTATTTTGCCACCATAACGGCATAAACTGCTTTATAGTAGCACTATCTGTACTACGATTAAGTTGTTTAAGAAAGATCTTAGTGTAAGTTTCTTTCCAGTTCATACTTCTGTAACAGTCTCACCTGAGTTCATTTTCACAACAGAAAACTCTGTGGATTTAAACATTTCATTTAATTTTGATGAAAGATTGTGAGCATGACCTGGATTAGAAAAACTAGTTTTCTTATATTTTGGACCAGGATAATTAGTTAGAATATTAGAACTTTTTAGATTAAATGGCTCGTCTTGATAAAACACTGCCCAGATAGCGTCTGCCTTCAACACTTGTTCACTCTTATAGGTCTTTTTATCTATACTTTCAAGAAGGACTGTTGGTTTTGGTCTGCTCATATGCGTATCTCCGAATTATATACGCATATATTTATCTCTTTTTATTTATAAACTACGTAGTTTACTCCCAATTAGACGTAGAACTTCCTAATTGAACTACAATTTTTTCATCATCAGTTGCTGATTTGTTAACAAGTAGGGCCTCTAAATCACCATTCAAGCGAGTCATTACTTCACCTAAGGTAAACGCTAACCTTTTTGCTGTTTCGATATCTAGTTTAACTTCTCTTTGTTTACTAGCATCTGCGGATTTAACAACAGAAATAAACTGCTGTACTGGAAGTGTATTAAGTGATTCATTTACTGGCATGTAGTACCTCAGGTATAAAATGGTGTGCAATTAATTTATGTGCTTCGACGTTGTAATGCTCTTGGTCTTTGGTCATAATATCAATATCAATATCTAAGTTTTCTTTAATCCATACATTAGCTGGAGTATCGAATACCTTAACATTCTTTAAAGGACCAAACGTATCAAATCGCGATACAGGAAATTGAACTCTATCATTTATGCGCCAGACGTAAACTGGTACATTGCACATTGCATCTATTAGTGCAATATCCTTACAATATTCATCATGTTTAAGATGTGTGTTAATTTCAGTATGAAACTTGATATGCATGTAATTGTAGTCAAACCCTGGCCACTCGTAACCGCCATGAGTCTCGGGACATCCTTCTTCATACTTAGCTACACTTGCCCATTTAACCTTTTCATTCCATTCAATTTCGTTATAGTTTACTGTATTAAAATCGTCGTATAAAATAAAGTTATCTGTTTCTTTACACTGTTGAGTAAAGTGACCTGGTTCTAGTTGAGTAAACTCTAAATTAATATTATTAGCTAGTAACCATCTATCCCAATATGTAGACTGAATTACTACACCTGAAATATTATCATGTATATTAAGCATATGACGAATCCAACGAGCATACTTTTGATTGCATGCACCAGCCGACGCATATATGTAACACTGTCCTTCGGCTAATTCGTCTGCATAGATCTGTGCATAGTTGTTCTCATCCCACACAACCTTTTGTATCTTTTTATCGTCATCAACATATCCCCAAAAGCCATTAGTGTGACTGCATCCAACAAATAAAAGATTACCTTGCATTTGCTTTACTCAGCGCCTGGCGCATTTCGAGCTCGCTTTTAAATGGACCTTTTGTTTCATATCGTTCAACTGTAATTAGTTTTGGACAAAAGCTCTTAACCCAGCCTTTATCAAACTTAATAATATAGTATCCTGCGCAATACAAACTTTTAGACTTAGGACTTTTAGTAAATAATGCTAGTTTTTGTTTTACGTCAAACATTGGATTATACGGAGTACAACTAGCCGGAAAGCCGTGTACTTCTTTATCAATATGTGTAACATCTTCTTGTACACTAGTCCAACTAATGTCAGCACCAAAACTAGTTTTAAGTTGTTTGAGATTTGAAAAGAATTTAGTTCCTGTAGTATCTGAAAGCATATATTGCTTGTCTTCGGATACGCTTAATGTGCCTACTCGTTCACCTTCAGATTCGACAATCCAAAATTTATTCTTTAGTATTTCTTTTGCTTCTACTATCATTTAAGGTACCTCGCTTGTAATGGGGGTGCAAAGTACTGAGCCTGATCTGCAACTCGTTGCATATCCCACTTTGCACAAAATTTCATAAGTCGCATGCCAACTTGACTAATGTCTTTAGGTTCTACTTCTGCAATAGCTGTATCAATGATCTCTCTAATGTCTGTAGGTTGTGCAGTTAAATCACACAACACAACATTGCGATTATAGTCATCAAGTACACGATGTTCTAAACCATTATGATCAGTCCAACGCTGTAGCATCATATTATTCCAGTTATAACCTTTTGTAGTCTTATCAGCATATGCTTCAATAAGACCTACTTTATTCTTAGTGCCTTTCTTACGCACACCTGGGTAAGCACTAAACACATTATCACTAGTGTCGCCGCGCATACACTTTTCAAACAACATAAAGTCAGGCTCGGGTGCAAGTTTACGCTCTTTAGTCTTCTTATCAATAATAGGTTCACGCTTCTTATCATCAAAATAGCCGTCGTGTGCAATAATAGTATTACTTACACCGTTGTACTGTGTTACATTCGGAGCAATTAGCTGTGCAAAGTCACCGTCTGTACTAATAATAACATGAGTGTCATTAGGATGTGCTTGCACCCAACCTGCAATAAGATCATCAGCTTCGAGTTGCTTGTGCTGAATAACAGTACAGTTAGTCTTCTCTGTCATAAAGTTCTTAAACTCGTCAAAGATCTCCCAAAACGCTGTGTCTTCTTCACTCTCAGTAACTGTCATCTTATCACGAGCAACCTTGCGATTACGCTTGTAAGGCTCGTAATAGTCTTTACGCCAGCTACGGCCTTCTAAGCAGATAACAACATGAGTACC